CGGTGTTTGCCAAATTTAAGGCAACCCCTATCCTCCGTGGCTGTTGAGTAACAGCCACCTACGGCGATAGCAAGCAGGTAGCCAGCAGGATGGTCATCACGACCGTTTCCGCTAGCATCTACATACCATACGTGCCTGCTCACAGACATAAGTCTCGAACCGTTCTTAGAGTTCGAGCCGTCTACGAGCACGCCTGGATCCATCGGATCCAGACCACCCTTAAGGAAGGGCGGAACGAAGCTTGACCAATACTTCCAAAACTGGAAGACGGCTTCATCAACAAAGAAGCCATACCCTCTGCAGTTCCACTCAAGGATCTGATTGAGGACTCCGATCAAGTCGCTGTAGTCACGAAGCTCACCCCTTATAAAGAAAGGAGTCACATCGTAACCACGGGAGTAGTGTTTCCCGCAAGACTCTCTATAGTGGCCAGAAATAAAGGACTTTCCTTTATTCGGTTTGAAGCCGAACCAGTTGGCAATGCGGATATACCGCCGAGCCGCCTTGGTCGGTAAAATGACATCGTCTCCGTAAACGGAGATTTTGCCCTTCACACCTGAGAAATAGCAAACCGCCGAAGCGAGGGCCCAAAAGATTAGGGTCTCTAATTCGAACGTGTAGCCGTTTCCCATGGAGCTCCACAACTCGTAGTCGTGGTTAACTCCATCCACTATAGTCCCTGACACACGCACGGCACTTAGCAACTCCCACCAATCATGGGGGAGTAGTATCGTAACCAGTTGCGTTGTTAATGTGTCAGAGGCAGAGCTGAAATCGATCGTGGCAAGCGAGCCACTTCGGCTTCCCTCGTAGGCAAGTTGTTGATTTCGGGTTTGATCCCGTAAATCGATGCCTCGTCTGAGCAGCCGACTGCGAATGGCCAGTCCGATTCCGCGCTGTAGTAGCGCGTTACATTCTGGTTCTGCCGCAATCACTCTATCGATTTCGGTCTTCTTAGGGACAGTGAGAAGCACTGAGCTATCTACCAACGTAATGTCAGTGTTCTGCAGGCGACACCCAAGAAGGGTACCGCTCGCAAAGCTTAACCACATTGGCAAAGCGCTTGAGCTGCAATGCATACTCCCACTCACCTTTTGATAGCACGCTTTAGGTCCTCTATACACTCGTGTAGTAGCGCCTGAAGTAATCGAAAACCGAAGGTCCTCGACACCGGGGGCTCTACCTAGAGTCTTTCGGATTAGAGACCGCATATAAGAAAGGATACGGTCCGACTTAACCCAACCAAAATCAGTATCTATCTGATCAAGGTACAAACGGGCGTTTGTCCGTGCGTTGAGGCGTTCGACGTCTTGCCATTTCAGAATGGCTGCACGTCGTCGCTCCTCTGACGAGACGAGTTTCTCATCCATGTACTTAGAGAGGTACATGTCAAGACACGTAGTGGTCTTGATTGTAGGGTCCAAAGAAGATAGGACCTTCCGCAGATGGGAAATGAATCGTTTTGAGGAAAAGGTACGCGGTAGCACATTAGGGTTGAATCCCGACCTGCCCCGCCCGCCTCGGTTTGTAGTTTTTGTCATGAGAGCCTCCAAAGTAGGATCAACTGCGGAATTGCAGCCGACTAGTGAAAGACGACTTCACCCGATACAGGGACCGAAACACGTGTTTCGAATCCCGGTTCCGGTTGCGGAATGCAACCAGATAGGATGAAGCCAGCGGCGATGATGAGCAGAAGTTCTGCCCCGTGATCGTCGAACAGGCGGATGAGAGTTCTCATCTACCAGGCCTCCACTTTTGTGAACGCATCGTTCACCGGCGTGACCGAAGCTGCAAGCATGTTTGCAAGCAGCCCAACCACGTTTTTACGACTCTGCTCAGTTGAGGTAGCAGCAAAGCGGAAAACCGCCTCGCCAAAACCCGAGTCGAGCAGTTCGTAACTGGTGATTCCGTCAGCGACACGAGTGCCCAGGTTGGGCACTTTCAACGTAAGACGGCAACGGTAACTTCCGTCAGGAAGTCGCGTTACACGCGCGTTGACAGTTGAGTCGCCAAGCGGTACGACCCCAGCCTCTTTAAAGAGGACTGAGTCTCCCGAGGGGCGCGAAGCCGGCGTGAACACATGTTCTACCGGCGTGTCTTCACGGTCATCGACCGTGATAGCAGTAAAGTCAGCCATAGCTAACCTCTTAGTTAATGCTGACCAGTAGAGGTCAACAAGATTGCGTAGGGCCAGGATTGGCCCCACGTTTGCTACCGCCCCTTCCAAAGGGCGATAGCGTTGGCTAATTTGGTCATATCCAAGTTTGGACGCCAAATTAGTTCAGGCACAGGGAAATCGTCTAACACCTCGCGGTGGTAGAACAACCCTGACGCTCGCTCAGAAAAGTCAGTGCCAACGTAGTCAATGTTGGTTGACGGAGCGGGACGCCACCTGACGTGGTAACTTGGTCTCAGCCAGCGGGTACGTGAACCGAAAAGGAATATCAGTCCCGCACCTTGGTTGATAGAAGAAACCACTTCCCCCATGTTGATAAACCAATCAACTATAAAGCTGAAGGGGATCAGCTCCCAGAACAGCAACGCCGGGTTAGAAAGGCCCAACGTGTTTGCTCCAGCTAAGAAAGGAGAGTCGACGGTATACGCGACCTGGGTATTGCAACCCCATCGCGTGCCTTCAAGTCTGAGGGTTTGTTCCCACAACGAGTTGTTTAAGATCAACCCGTCACGGTCCCATACCTCAGAAGCCTGCCCTTTTGACAGGACGAAGCCAGGCTGTCGAAAGACGAAGTCTTGCGCGTCTAACACGTCAGATATGAGTGGTTTAATCCCATACTGATATGTAAGCCAGAGATCGGCAGCGTCTTTGCTGCCCAAACTGGATACTTTGCGCTTGAAGTCCAAAAGGAGCTCAAGACCCAGCACCAGTAGGTTGCTAGCGGAGGACAGTGCCTCCTTGTATGTAGCAAGGTTCTCTGCAAGGTTGATCTTAACGCCGTCAAGGCATTTCGTATCAGCCTTATTTACAAGATGCTGGGGAATATCAGGCCTTTTCGTGGTCTGATTCCAGCCTCTCATCATGAGGTCGCCACCACCGAAGCAATCTTGGACACTGCTTACACCAACGTCATGAGTACAGAACGGGTTACCGTTCCGCCCGTGACGCCAATGGTCTGCAATGCCCGATTCACGCCGGACCCGAGCCAGGTAGTACCTGGAAGGTCTGACGAACTCGCCTCGGTATTTCTCAGTGGAGCCGCTTGCCGGTCTTTCGTAAAAAGCTCTGCCACTCTCGCGAGTGACAGCGCCCGGAGCCCAATAGATCGGGTGATCCGGTAGTGCGAAGTGGGTTACACCCTCAAACGCACCATACTCTCTACGATCGGAGCTCGCAGCTAAACTCATGATAGTTCTCCTTCCATTAGGAGACTACTAAAGTCGTTACGGAAGTAACGTCACCAGGACAAGTCCTGTGTAGCCTCGGAAACGAGGCAGGCCCTTAG